AATATCTACTTCTTGTATTTGGGTCAACTACTACTCTAAATGGGTCAACATATGTAAATTTAACTTCACCTCTACCATAATCAGCTTCTCTATCTACATATGCATAAAAATACCCAAGACCTGTAACAGCATAATCATGTATTGTTTGTTTAAATACTTCATTACCATCAGATATATTCCATACATATTCAAGTAATGTTTTCCATACATTAGCTAAATCACTATCGGAATCTTCTCTTGGCGTAGCGGAAAATTTAGGAGGCTTTGATGTTATAATTGCTTTAAACTGCTCAATTGCTGAATATATTCTGTCAAGAGGTATATTTGACTGATTTCTTGATTCAAGTTCATCAGCTTCAGATGGACTGAATTGATTGCCTAAATAGAAATCAATATCTTCTCTGGCATGGTCTTCCCACTCTTTTCGAGCATCTGACCATCGTCTCCATAATTCTCGTGTGTATTCTGCTCTTTTATCCTTTTCTATCATAACATGTAATATAAGACATATTTACAGTAATAATCAAGTGCGTGCACCTGTCATCCAATTATATCTCTTTTTTGGTTTCTCCCATTCATTTTTATTGTTTTTAATTCTGTTTGCTTTACCAGCCTTTTTATTTCCTCTTGCATATTGAGTTGATAACCAAAATGCATCAATTGTATCATCATGGGAACCTTTTGGAAAATCAAGTAATTCACCAATAAATTCATGCATATTCTTCTTTAAATGAACAGCCCCAGCCTTGAACATAGGTTGTAACCCTTCAAATAGTCTATCTTTCTTTTTTTGATTTCCATATCCTTTAATTCCCTGCTCAATCCCTGGTAAGAACTTTCCATCTTTTTTACTTTTTTTATGTACATAATCTCTCAACATCTCCTGATATGAAATTGTTTCAATATTTATTCTTCTAATTGGGTTATATCGTTCAGCGATTTTAAATATCTCGTCTGCGCAGTCCATCGGTAACACTCTTTGTCTCCAATATTCAATAACGTAATAATCAAAATCAGCGGTAACACCAATAACCATGATGACACTATAATCATTCCTAACACTAAGCGTTGAAGCAGGGTCAACTCCGATATAAATGTTAACATATTCTTTTCTCCCATCATCTAGTTTTAAATACCATGAATTACATTCCTCTTCAAATTTTAACTTACCTTTATAGAAATTATCAGTTATATCCTCCTCAGCAAAGATTTGGTCTTCAGGTGATTTAGCTTGATTCATATATTCTTGATAAAACTTGGATGGAGTACCTGAATCTATATAAAACTGCTTTCTTTCCTCTAATTTCTTTATTGGCCAACGTGAAGGCCATAATGGAGTTCCATCATCAAGTATTGCTTTATAAGTAGTTAAATCCCAAGAATACTCCTCCCCATTATTCTGAGCCTCTGTATATCCCTTAACAAGTCCATTTAAAAAAGAATCATAATGAACAATAGTTCCATTACACCATAATGTTCCACCTTTATCAAAATCAATAGCTGGATACACAGCAGCAGTAACCCAGTTCTTAATATGCATCCTTGCTTCAGGAGTTTTAGTATTTAACTCTGATTCAAAGTCATCAAGCACAATTCCTGTATATCTTGTTGATAATTGCTTTTTACCTCTTAATCTTTGTGCAGTACCTTTTGCAATAAGCCTACAATTATTTTTTAATACAATTTCGGTTTTAGTCCACTTATCACCTTCTAAATCACCGAAATAGTAATGAATTGCAGGATTATTGTATATATGATTTGAAATCCAATTAAGGTTATCTGTTGCTTGGTCTTGTGCCTCGCCAACCCAAGCGATAAATTCTGGGCTATCTTTTTTCGCAAATAAGAACCGATAAAGTACAGCCGCTGCTGCTAAGGTTGACTTTGCGTGGTCACGAGGCAATACAAGCGCCAATTGTTGATTTTTTCTATTTAAAAGCTTTTTTCCTACTATATTGTGAAATTCTGGTGTTGATGATGCTAGGAAGTCTTGAGGGGAGAATAATTTACCAAAAACAATAAGGTCTTTATATGCCATCTCAAGAACCTTTTCATTTTGAGATACATTGCCATTAAGATTTAAATTTGCCATTAAAACCCTGGAACAGAATAATGCTTAGGTTTGTTAATAATTGAATCCCACTCTGTCTGCTCAATTGGCATATCTGTTGTATCAATCTGCCTTTTAAGTAATTCCAGTGATTTATCATTTGCAGATACTTTTGTTTCCCCCTCATAATAATTTGAGTCATCATGTCTTGGTTGAAAATCTGTCTGCCCAATTGGCATATCTCCCGCACCAGACATATCTGGGTCAGAAATTAATCCTTCAAGTATAGAATAAATATTTTCATCATAAAATTCAGAACCTTTATCTATCATAGCATTACGAGCAGCATCCATATCATAACTTTCACCACTTGTGTCAGAAAACCTATCTGCAAGTCCTAATAAACCTAATAATCCAGCAAGACCCCATTTTCCTGTTCCTCCTGGTTCCACTTTTTTTACTTGAGCAATAGGAACATTTTTCCATCCACCAATATCAAATGAAGGTTTTTTAGTTGGACTTAATGTTTGTGGAAATGATTTGTGATACTCCTTTAGACCAGCTTGTTCAGCTCCCATTTTTTTTAATTTTTTCACAGTATCTTGATTTCTTTTGACAATATCTTCCACACCTTTTTTTATTGACTCCACATTTTTCCAATGCTTTCCAGACATTTGACCTCTATAAAGTCCAAGATTTTTTAACATTTGTTTCAAAGGAATACCTCCACCACCTCCCATTGTTCCCATAACCAAATTTTGAATTAATTCTTCATGTTCAAAATCACCAAGTCCACTAGATTCTGCTTGTTGTTGAGCTTGTTTCCAAGCATTAGTTGCTTTATCAATAGCATCATGTGCTTTTGGTTTCATGTAATCAATTAATTGACTTAATATATTTTCTTCTGCCATCTTACTCCTTTATTTCAAAATGAGGGAAATCATCAAACTTATTATCATCCACCTCAAAATTCATGTTCCAATCACCACCCCAACGTAATTTTATACCCATTGACCTTGCAATACCTAAAACAAATCCCGCAAATAGATGAAAACGCTCCCTATCAGCCCAATCAATGGGATAAGGAGCAACATCAACAGCACGAGAAGGGCTATGATTATGTCTTCCACTCGGATACTTGACTTTAGTTTTTCCTTCTTCGTATAATTTGTTTTGCCTCTCTTCATTCCTATATCCTTCTAATATGCTACAATCGACATACTTAATAACTTCTTGAAAAACTTTTTGCAACTTTTCATCACATGTTGCAAGTCTTTCTTTTGATTTACTCCCAAATTTTGCCATTTAACTCCAAATTGGAACAACTAGCCACAAATGAACAAGGATATACGCTATAACTATGAGTGTAGTGAGATAGAGAGGATGTTTCGGCTTTTCCATCTGTGGCTATACATTTATAAATTATTTCCATTTAACTCTTTCCTTGTACGTAATCTTGGCCATAAATATACATAATATTATCCGATTTATCAAATTCGGTATCGCAATGAGGACATGCCCAGCCAATGATATGATGATTCCTACTCAATATATCAAATATACCAACACGTTTACTGAATCTCCTATTGTAATAAAGGTCTTCACCACAAACAGAACAAGGGTCTTTAGTCTTTATCTTTTTTTTCTTTGTGTGCAACAAGCTTGGTTTCTTTTCCACCTGATATAGCCTCCATTTGTTCGGGAGTAAAGCCCGTAAATACTGTTAATTGCTCTTGTTTCTTCTCTGTATCAAATAAACCAGCCATTTTAGCCAATGCTTCAAGTGAACGAAGCCTATCAGTGTCCCTATCAGACAAATCAGCTATGTCTTTATACTTTCCAACAATCCATTCGGGTGAAATACCCTCATCAGCAAGTATTTTCTTGATTTCCTCTTTTACCATAGTGCGTATTTCCTCTTTATTTAATAAAATATTTGATTTTTTCTTAATATAGTCAATATCGTTAGCTTTTGGGTATGCTTTCTTGTAAGCTTTAAGTACATCATCACCCGCAGCTACATATCTAGCAAATAAAAACTCACGATTATTCAATTTTCTATTTGTTTGCCTATCATAGGTGGCATCATAGTTCCCAGAGAATGCATATATATTCTCGGCAATCCCATATTCACCAAGCATTTGATGTGTTTTCTGCTCAACGATGAATGAACCACATACAGTTCGTATCATTGTACGTGGAGTTTTATAGCCAGGGTGGTTCAGCTTTGATTTACCAAGAATCTGGCACACATATCCATCATCAGTCAATATCCAATCATTTAGCTCACCTTCACGCCAAATACCAATAACCTCCTCATTTGGGCAAAAAACCTTAAACTCTTCAAGATTATCATATAACTTATGCGAAATTCCTTTGATTTCTTTAATGTCCATGCCCAAATATAAAAAATATATATCAAAAATAAAAATATTTGCATATTAATGAAATATGTTGTATATGCGCACACGCACTTATATAAGTACTTATTCTTAGTACAGATAATAAGTACAGATAGTAAAAGAAAAAAATAAAAATAAAAAAGAAAAGTCCTGATTCTGTTACAATATTTGAAAAATAGGGTTAGAATGGGTGTGAGTGTTTCTTTATCATCAAAACCCCCCGAAAAAGCCCCCATAGGGGGTTGAAATAGGTTGAAAATTGGATTACGATACAAATTATAATACGATAAACTTTTAATACTATTTATTAGAAAAGGAACACAAACAAAAAGCCCCACTAACAAGCGGGGCTTCTATTGTACACAATGGCGGACTTACTTGCACGCATCTTCAAACGTAGTATAATTAAAATTAATGTTATCTCTTTTAAACTCTTTAGATAAATCATTTATTAATTTATGTTTATCAAGTGTGCCTTTGTGCTTTGGGTTATCAC